TTTTTTCATATGATTAGGAGAATAACAAGAAGAGCAAGTCCTCCTGAAATTCGCTTGTATTGTTTTATGGAATGGGTGAGAACCTTGTTGTCTGTTCGCAACTGAATATTCTCTTTGTCCAATTTTTCAATCACCACATCTTGCTCGTGGATAATTGCTGAGTCAATCTGAATCTCTTTTTGCAGAAGAATCACTTGTTCTCTTGCTTTTGCTCCTTGCCATAAGCGGTAGTTGACCTCCCGAATCAATGAATCGGTGAATTGACAAGAGGCTTTTTGTGGCACGAACATCAGCAAGGCTGTCAGAAAGATACAAAAGGAGCGTGTCATATTCTTGTTCTACAAAAGTCCGTTCAGTTCGGATGGTTTGCTTTTCCACTTTTAAGTCGTGGATATGCAAGGTATCAAGTTGGGATGTCGCAGTAGGACTCCAAGTATGGCGTGTTGACCACAAAATCAATAGCGTGACCAGCGACCACATCAGTAGAAGCGTCATAGAAGGGTTCTGCCGTTGAGTTGACAACCATTTCAAAATCTTCATCTAATCTGTTATTTCTTATTAATAGAGTGACTATGTCAATCAGAACTCCAGCGGTGTCTGAGAGGACTTCTATGGTGTTAGAACTGCTCTCAAACTGCCTATCCATCACCATCATAGCGAAGCGATAAGACACCAACTTTCCAGAGGTATTGAAATCAAAGCCGTTCGGAACGAGCCACACCAATGGGTAATACTTGACTTCATCAACTGCAAAGTCAAATTCAGCCCCGACTGCGAACTTGCCGACCATCTTGTGACTTTCGGCTGCCGTCTTGATTTTGGCAATGATTTGGTTTAGGGTCATAAGATTGGAGTTTGATTTCGTTCTTTAATCGCCACTTATTCTTTGGGGAAGTCATAGTTGAAATAGCAATCATCATCACCGGGAAGATACATACCACCGAAGAAAGCAGTTGACTTAGGACGGATGGTATCAAAGTCAGAACCTGGGTTGAGATACAAAGGATATTTGTTTGGATATGTGCGAAGATAATCTCTCAAACGCTCTCCGTAGTATTCGGCCTTATCTCGGTATCTCTGCTCAATGTGGGTAAGGTCAGAAGGAGTGGCAGGTGTAGCGTTCTCAGAGTTGCGAGATGCCACGCTCTTATTCATAAACTTGAAGGTCAAAGGAAGCATTGACTCCACCAAGGTGTAATACTTCAAGCAAGGAGCGATATAAGAGTCCAGAAGAGTGGTGTTGTCAGCCGTCAGAGTTCCTGCATAGGCTTGGGTCTGCAACTCATCGTAAATGCCTGAGCCAATGATGTCACGGATGTAAATCTCTTGTGCTTCCTTAATGGAGGATTTGAGAATCTTGTCATCCAAGTTCTCGTTCAAAGGGGTGTTGTCTTTGAGATATGAAGTGCTTATGAAGTAGACAAAATTACTCATTTCTTTCTCACCAATTTAGAAGCCCAAATATGACGGCAGTATGGAACGTGAACGGCAGGAGATGTTCCTTTCACAGTCATCCATCCACCTCTTCTCATCCAAACATCATACCCAAGCAAAGCACTCATCTGAGTAATCTCGGCTCTCGTATAAAGTCGGTTGAATCCAACCATCCGTTTGCAAAACTCTCTTGTTGTTGGAATGACCTCTGTGCCAGTCACGCCCGGTGCTTTGGTGTATTCATACCGAACCTCCAAGTTCTCGGAAATGTTGTTCTTTTCCAATTCACTAAGACCCTCAGAAGAAACCTCATAGCCTCCTTCTAATTCACCCAAAAGACCTTCGCTTTGTAGAGATGCCACAGCATCAGAGATGATGGCAGGGTCGGCCTTAATTTGAGCGACAAGGTCACCAAGAACCATTCCGGGATTGGAACGAATCAAAGACAAAATCATCAGTTGAAGAGCATTGGCAAAATTCATCTCAACAGCTTCAAACTTATCCGATGTTTCACCGAACATCTCAAAGATTTTCAAATCATTGTCATCATCCCATCCGAATGGGTTTTGTTCTGACATAGCAACTGACTTTGATGGTTGGTCTCCTCCTAAAATTGGTGGCAATCCAGCAATTCCACGAATTTCATTAATGGTCATTTGCTCAATCACCTTGTTAGCAACCAATGGAGAGAGGTTGTTGATGCTATCCACTACTGTTTTAGTGTCACGTTGCTTGGCAAATCCAAGCTCCTCTCTGGCTTCATCCAAGCTCATCAATCCTTTGGTGTACAAATCAGCGTAGTCCAAACCGATTGGCATATTGTTCTCAGTTACAATTCTAACTGGGACAATGTATTTGAACAAATGTGTGAGGCAGGAGTCAATCTGTTTTTGGCGAGGCTCTACATAGGAGGTCTGAAATGCCTCAAATGCCTCAACCAATTCATTCCTTCCACCCAATTGGCCTTCTGTCTTAACTCCAAACAACATCGGAGATGTCACCTTGTGACCAACAAAAATCTCTTCTTGGACTTGGCGGTTCAATTCAACAAACAACTTGTCAAAGTCACTTGGTGCAAGGTTGTTGATGACCGATGGGTTTTCGTTGGGTTCGTTGTATTGAATGATGACAGAACCAGCGTTGTCTGTGCCTTGGAAATTATCCTTGAATCGCTTGGCGGTCTTTCTTGCTTCTTCGGGAGTTGGGATGCCTTTGAATAATTGAATCAATGTCTGAGCAGAGAAACCACTCTTGATGGAGTTCAAATGGAAGTTGGCAATCTCCGTGTCAATCTCAATGTATTTCAAAGCACCTACATAGTCGGGAAGAGGATACATATCTTGCCCTGCTCGGTAAAACTTGAAATAATAGAGTTGTTTGTTTTCACGAGTAGTCGGATTCCACTTTGGGTAATAAGTAAGTTCAGGGCGAGAAGAATCCCAATTGTCTGAGTAGACAAAGTCCATTTCTAACCCTTTACGGACATTCTGAAAAGGCAGGTGATAAATCTCGGCAATTGCGGTCTTGGCTTTGTTCCAGATAATCTCAAGAGCGAATCCATTGAACAACTCGCAGTCCTGAGCAATCTTTGTTTTCAGAGATTCCAATCCCTCATAAGAGTTGATTGAGTTCAGATAGTCCTGAGCCTTCGCCATATCTTCGGTGCTTCCACCAATGATTTGCGTTTTATCACCAGCCAAATAGGCTGCTTTCTGGGTAACGATTGCAGAGTGCTTTGGAGATTTGTTGAAAAGGTCTATCAGTTCAAAGGGATATTTGTTATTTTCCCCGAAAGTGATGAAGCCTTTGCTCTTGTTCTCCTTGAATTTAGGGAGAGAAGATTCAACAAACGAAACTCTTTGAAAATGGCCTTCCATCACTTACAAATAGCGTTTAGTCCTTTTTGGAAAATTTCTCCACCGATGTGAATCCCAAGCAAAGGATGGTCACCCATTCCACAGCAGCGACTAACTCAGCAGAAGGAGCGATTTCAAGAGGAGAAAAAGAGTTGGCAATCATAGTTCCAAACAGAACTAATGCACCTAACACACCCACAACTCGCTTGGAGGATATCTCATTGCCATCGCTGACAATCTTTTTCAGAAAATTAATTACTTTTTTCATATTTTTTATCGTGGTACTTATGATAAATCTCCTTGGATATGAAGTGTGTATATCCTTGGCAATCTTCTACGATGTACCCATCTTCAAGTTCTTTAACGATTACCCAATTCATTCAGCTTCTTCATATTGTTGACCCTAATTGAGTCGGCTTTTCTTTCGTATTCAAATTCCTCCATTGATTCAGGGACAGGAACGGAATAAACCTCACACACTCTTTCAAGCAATTCTACTTTTTTAGCCATTTCCTTGGCTTCTGAGACACTTTCTTGGATTTCTTGTACCTTGGTCTCGGTCATTGCTTTTGCTTCGCTTATAGAGGCTTTTGTGAGTTCTATGTTTGTTTGAGCGTGGTCAAGAACCCAGTCGTATTTCTTGTAGGGGTCTGCTGTCTCTAAACGAGGAGTTGCAGTTACTGCCAAGAGTGCGGTCAGGATGAGATATTTCATTTGATGATTCCCAAGTTTTTGTAGGTGTTCAATTCAGAGCGGAGCGAAGCAGAGAGCGAGTCCTGAGTTTTAAGCATTACCGACATTTGGTCAAGTTTGTTTTCACACTTTGTCAATCTGTCCTCGCATCCATTGTTTATGGAGTTGTCTTGACCTTCCATTCTCAGATAGAGAAAGATGACTGCAAAAATCATCAGATAAGTCAAAGCCTTTGATGGGTCTTTACTGAACTCTGAAAAACTGACTGGAAGCTTCATATCTTAAAATAGCAAATCACCGACCTTGTCCACGATATTTCTTCGCTGGTGGGTTGTTCTTGGAATGCACACCTTTTCTACTGACCTTTCTTTTCGGTTTGTATTTGCTGACACCTACCGATTTGCTCTTTGCCTTAGCCAACGATTTGGATGTTTGATTCTCCGTAGATAGCAATCAAAGCACCTTTGACTGCATCAACTAACAAAGCCTCAGCCGTCTTACTTGCGTAGTCAGAAACGCTCAATTCCAACCCACTGAAAACTGGGTTAAAGTCAGCAACGCCTGAAACGGGTTCAAGTCCTTGCGTGTAGGCTGCTTCACTTGCATAGACAAAAGTCGCAACTTGGGCAGGGATTACGCCTTCTTTTTGGTCTTTAATTGCGGCATAGCCTTCTGCGATTGTTACAACTGCTCCCGATGGGATTGCCAAACCGCTTGATAGATTAACGGTGGTATTGATTTTTATATACATAGTTTTTAGAATAAGTCGTTCCAAGATGTGCCGTTATAACAGCATAGTTTGTTTGTGTCGGTGTCGTATACAACCAAGCCAGCAGCAGGTGAAGAGATTGCGTTCTTTTGGGTTGTGGTCATTCGGGGAGGGAGGAAGCCTTTGGTGGTGCTTGTTACATCCAAAATTGCAGATGCATTGGTCGTGTTCAATGTAGCACCAATCGACACACCTCCGTTTGACAATGTTAAATAAGAACTTGCGGCAATTAACGAAAATGGCTGACCACCACTTGTTTCAATTAAGGCATTACCACCATTCCCCGCATAAAAATCAACAGTTGTACCCTGACGAGTTAAGCGAAAAAATTTATTTGCAACGGGTGAAAATTCAAATTTCAAGTCAGTTGAACCATTTGCCCCATTTGTTATATCTCCATCGTCTTTGACTTGTAGCCAATTTGTCCCCGAACTATTCTGCACCAACAATGAAGTAGTGGCTGAGGTTGAGCCGCTGCCTTTGATGCCAAGCCTTGCACCGAGTGAGGTCGTGCCATTTCCAAAGGTTGTATTTGAATCAATAACTGCGGTTACAGTACCTCCCACCGAAAAATTGTGATTTGTGCCACCATAATTCATTTTATACCAAGCATTGCCTGGCCACAAGGCGTTTACATATCCTCCATTTGTAGAACTAAACGCAGATATTAAAGCCCCTTGTGAAGCTGTACCTGCCAAAATTGATGTTTGGTTACTAAATGCTTGTGGATTTGTGGCATCATCCGTTACAACTTGTAATTTACTTGTTGGCGTAGCAGTCCCAACACCAAGCCTTTTATTAGTGTTGTCCCAATACAGATTAGAATCCGCAGTAAAAGCAGACCCACTATTGAACTGAATTTGCCCAGCCGTTCCAGCGGGGTTGGCAGCGATTGAAATATTACCCGAACCCAACAAAGATGTAGAGTTGATGGTCTTGATGTTTGTACCCGAAACAAGGGTCGCTTGTTTGGCATCCAAAGCCGTTTGAGTAGCCGTTGAGATGGGGAGGTTGGCAAGTTGTGCTTTCTTGGTGCTATTGGTTGCAATGTCTACCAAAGGAAACACATCATCTGTGGTCGGAGTGGTTAACTCAACTAAGTCGGTGATTTTTTTGTTGGTCATAAGATTATGAAATTCCCATCTTGGGTTCGCAAGAAATAACCTTCTGAGGTCAGTAGATATGAAACTTGCGTTGGTTCAATTATTTTTTCAGTCAAAGTAGGTATGTATGCCTTGCTGTTCAAAGTGACCGCAAATGGCTTCTCTACAAGCGTGGGGATGTATTGCTTTTGGTCAATGTAGGCTGTGTCTTCTAAACCTAAAAAATCAAAGCTTTGAGTCAACAACAAATCATCTTCCTGAGTTACAAGAAAAGCGAATACCTCAACAGGGGTAGTTGGTAATATGTTGTGCTGCTTTTCGCTCACGATGGGGTATAGTAAACTTCTGGTTGCTCTTGCTCATTGACTTTCAAGATTCCTTCTTCAACCAACTCATTGGCATTGTCAGGATTGGTATTATTTGAAGAGGTTTGAGCGTAAACTTTGTAGTCATACTCTCCTGAATAGATTGTGAAGGTCGTTCCCTCGGTGACCAAGAACTTGTTGTATCGGTCAGTGTATGAACTTATATCGGTCAAGATGACATTTGTGGTGGTATTGGTCAGGCGATGAGTGAACGAAAACAAAAAGTAAACAGGAGAGATTGTCACCTTTTCCGTTAGTGTTAGATACCAATTCTTTGTTTCGC